ATTTCTTATCATCATCACCGTTCAAATCCATATCAGACTCAAACATATCTGATCCATCTTGTAAATCATTTAACTCTTCTTTAAATTCTTTATTAAAAACATTTGGTCTTTTTGCTTTTCTCATAAAATCTGAATAATCTATCCTGGCAGCGGATGCTTTACCCATTCTATTAAATTTTATCATTACCATTTTATTTGCCATTAATTGAGCAGCGTGTGCCATATCAAAATCTCTATAAATCAAACCTCTTATACAATCAATAACTAACGCAAGGTCTTTAGTAAATGTTTGTTTTGAAGTCTTTAATCCCATTTCATTAAATTTTCTTAATAAATCAAATCCAATTTCATCTACACTATGTTCAATAAACTCTCTAGTTTGTTGCTCTTTTAATCGTTTTGTAAATGGGGATTCTTGTGGTTTTGTAATTCTCTTTTTAATTCTATTTTCAGGAAATAAAATTAATTTGCCTTTTTTATCTTTATCTTTAGTCACGTGTAATCTCACCTTTATAATTCACTATTCCTTTATTATTAAAATATTCTATAAGTTGATTATATCCACCGACTAGTTCGCCGTCTATTTTGATTTGAGGCATTGCTCTAACCTTCTTACCAATGTCCTTAATCATTTCGTCAACAGACGAAAATTCTTCTAATTTCTTTTCTGTATAAGTTAGACCAAGGCCTTTTATCAAGGCCTTTGCCTTTACACAGTATACACAATTTTGTTTCGTATATACTGTGATATCTTTAATTGCTAACTTCTTTATCATTGTCATCCTTTTTCATAAGATTTTCAAATGATTTGTCAGCGTGATACTTTAAGTTATAAGCGTCTGTTGCTTGTTCTATTGTATAGTTGAACATTTTGTTATATTCGCCTAATGGCAATCTCAAGCCGATCCAAGCTCTATAGTAACCGTTCTTTGTTAAGGTTACTTCTTGAGCAAAAATCTCATATCCTCTAACTGGTGTATCTTTAATAATATTGACCAATACAGATTCTACTTCACTAACAACTGTCTTACTGTTTGTTTTACCAATTTCAGTAATAAATTGTTTTGACTCTTTATTCATCTCCCCTTTGATTATATCAGCAATTTCTGCTTTCGCAATCATTTTTGCTTTCTCAATAGCGAGATTCAAGTCTGGTGAAACGCTAGTTCCAAGTCCAAAGATACATTGCTTTTCCTTCTCTTTACCAAATCGTGCTATATCACACGCTTTAGTTTCAGAAAAATCGTTCATATACCATTTTGGAACAGAATTAACTACTTTTCCTGTTTCATTTTTGATTTTATAATTGCCTGCACAATTAGTCATTAATAGACCAAGTACTGCAACTGATAAAATTTTAATGTATTTGTTCATTAGTTTTTCACACTCCTTTGTACATTATATAACAGTTCTTGCAATAAGTCAATGCTAGATTGAGCATAACCCAAAAATTCTGTAGCACTTACTCCATATACAATAACTAATAGGAGAGCAATTATGATTATATTTTTAATCATTATTTTACCTTCCATTCTCCGTACTCATCTAAACACACTTTTCCGTACGATTTAAAAGCGTGATTCTTACGACTATAATATCTGCAATACTCTGGTGTTGCAACATCACGGTAGTAAAACTGGGCAAAAAGTTCCCAATAAGAAGGTGTATCGCCTACACCGCTACTTCCATCGGAACAATATAATTTCTCTTCTTTGGATATATTTCCATTTGACTCTTGTTTAATAATAACTTTTATATAACAAAATTGGTCAGTATCATTTTTAGTTACTGGCTTAACATTATCATATAATATCTTTTGAGAACCATCTACAACTTTAGTACTACGTTGTACAGTTCCATCTGGATTATGCCACTCTATTTCCATTACTTCAGCAGTTTTTTCAAATTCTTTTTTATTTAAATCACAATCAACACACGCTTGAGCGCTACTTACTGCATAAGCACACATTAATAATATTATTAATATTGTTGTTGCTAAAATTTTATCTATATTCCACATTATGGTTTTTCTACCCACATTCCATCTGGCATTTGACAAGCAGTTCCAAATCTAATTTCTCTATTAACTCTACCGACACCAATCATTGGCCATCCTGACGTTATATCTACTGTATGGTCATAATCTTTACATTTAATAGGACCAACTAGATATGATTTTGTTATATGAATTATGCCACTATTTCCTGTTTTTTCATTATACCAATTTGTAAATGAAGCACCATTTGGACTTGTATTTAAATGGTCTACAAATACAGCATTATGTACATCTTTATCACCTTTATATAAAAGTTCTGCACCTGCAAATGCTGTGCCTACAGCACACGTAGCAATCAAATAAGGATTGTCTGATATGTACTCTAAACATATTGTTGTTCCTGTTGTTGCACCTAACACGGCACCCATATGTGACCTGTTAGCACAATTTGTTAGTAATACACTAACTAGTAAAATCCATATTATTCTTGCGTATCTCATTACATATTTTCTGACTATCAACACTCTTAACTATATAATAGTCTTCATTGTTATCAATTACTAACTTATTAAAACCTTTGTCCTGCCAGAACGTATGTGCTCTAGCAGTTACAGGTCTGAAATAATGTGTACCGTCATTGGCACTTGTACAAACAAAATCTCCGTATGCCATTATTTCACTCTTTTCTTTAATACTAAAGGTTTACCCATTTTTGTATTACCAATGTGGCAAATCTCTTTTAATATACTTCTTAAATTTCTAGCAATCTTATATAAAAAATAAACCGCTAAAACTTTTAACCCTAGTAATAACCAAGGTTCAAGAGTATATGAAAAATTTACATATAAATCGTTCATTAGTTACTCCAGTTAAACATTTTTTTGAATTTAACAATAGTACTAGCAATTTGGTCTTTACCTTCTTGCCATTTTACTTGTTGAAATTCAATAGTAGATTGCTTCTCATTAGCAAACCACAAATTTACTGCATTAATCTTATCTTCAACAGGTCCTGCATAAGCAGACGTTGACAGCATAATTAACACTAGTATTGACATTATAGTTTTCATAATATTCTCCTTCTATTAATGTACACTTACCTTTTTAAACGGTTCAATTCTATCTTTTGATTTATAAACCGTTTCCATTATTCCGTCATAGTCTGCACTAGGCATTACTGACTTCATAATTTTTAATGTTTGACCCAAAATTGTCATCTGAACCATTACTGGATCATTAACTTTTTCTGTTTCTATTCTTACCCATTCGTGAAAATCATCACAAACGGTTTGCATTGGGTCAAAAATTTCTTTAAACTTTGGCATATTATCTTTTATAACTTCTATTCTTTCTTCTACTTCTATAATATGAATCTTCTCCTCCGTCATCATCTTTTTCTGATTCAGAAGTTTCAAAACTCATTTGTTCAGCATATGTTCTGCCGAATACTGATTGATAGAAATGGTCTCTTGGACTTTCAGAAGAATAAGCAGTTATTAAACTGTCCCACTTAATATCGCAATCGTATAAACCTGGGTCTTTCTCATTTAGTTCTTTATGGTCTTTACAAAACTGCAATCTGTTTGTATGGTTATCGTTCTCTTTTTCTTCTTGTGTTTTCTTGTCTGATAGTTCAATGTCTTTTTGTTTTGCAACATTAAACTCTTTGTAGATGTTCTCTTTATTGTATATCACCGTACTCATAATGTATATTCCTTTCTCAATTGTATTAATATTAACATAAATCGTTCTAAATGTCAATCCCTAAATTAGTCCCTATTTTACTCGTTTTCCTGCATTTCCAACGCTCTAGCAAGGGTGCTGGTGAGCTTTTCCAACTACTTTGATAGTCTGCTATAGCGGGATTATTCATCTTTTTCATCTGTTATCTTGTTTATTCTATTCATTAGTCTTTTAGTTCTACCCAATAATCTATCAATTAACGTACTCATTTCATTTGATAAAATTATCATATAAACTAAACCTGCCATTGAAAAAATAAACAGGATTAATAATATCATTCCGTTTCCGTCCATATTATTTTCCTATTGCCATTTCGTTTTCCAATTGTAGCATTGTATCTATAATTGAATCTTCTGGTTCTGGTTTTACTAGTTTCATATACTTTTCGCCTCCTATTCTTTGTGTTAAATCTTTTTTTAATATATGTTGTTTTACTTCTTCTCTTTGGTCTTCATTACTTAAAAACTCTACTGGTTTCCAGTCTGTACCGTGAATAGATATATTCATATCATTTACATCATAGTAAAAATTCATTTTTTTGTATATAATCTTATTACTTACCATATATTTGCTGTTAAAATTAAAATAATCATTGTTGGCACAACTATTGTCATTGGCCAAAAATCTAATAATTCTAATATAAGTTTTTTTGTTTTCTTTTTCATTTTGTAACTGATAATTCTTTTATTGTTTGTTGTATTTTTTCCATATTAGGTTCCATTAAAGTGGATCCGTTTTCTTCACTATTAATTAATAAAACAATATAGTGTATCGCTTTATATAAATCCATTTTATTTCTACCGTCTTTTTTACCGTATCTCATAAGGTATTTTATTGCATTTGATAAACTGAAATCTTTGTCTATATCTAAATGTCTTAATATGTCTTGTACTTGGAAACCTTCTTTAGTAGTTGAATAGTGTTTAGAATAAGTTGTCTTAATGTATTCTAATACTTCATTTAATATTTTATCTTCTTTATATTTCATTTATTTAAATCTCTTAATGATTCTTGAACAGTTGTTAATTTTTCTTTTGGTTTATTAGATTTACTTCCGTAGTGGTAAGCAAGAAACAACCCTACTATTGTTAGGGTCATTCCGATTATGAATAATAAAAGTCCGTATTGTATTGTCATTATTGATTCAATGCTACTTTCAAATCGTCAAGTGGTGATTCTTCTTTATCAACAACTTTACCGTCTGCTGTAATTATATCATTTTCTAAAGCGTATGTGTCTAACTCAACATCACCGTTTTCTATGGCATTTTCTAAACCGTCATAGTCATCATAAACTACTTTAGCAACATATTCAGTTTTATCTGAATCTGTATAGTTGGCGTCTGTCATATAGGTTTCAACACCGTTTTTTTCTTCTGCTAAGTCTTTATTGATTTTACTATAATCAATTCCGCAATCACTTAATTTAGTGTCTGCTTCTTCTTGATTTTTAGCAAGACAATCTTGTTCTATGCATAAAGTATAATAAGTTTTCTTTCTGTATAGGTTTTTACCAAGGTCTTCTTTATTAATATATTGTTCTGTTAGTTCACTCATATTTTCATCTCCATTTCTAATACTTCATCAATATTATCTTCGTCAATTGAAACTAAAGCAAGATTATCTATTTTTAAGATATCGTCTTTAGCTGTTTTTAAGTCAATTATTTTATTCTTAACTTTTGTAAGAATATCATCAACTGCTTTTTCAGCAACGTCTGTTGCCCATTGTTTTACTTTACTCATTAGTGTAGTCCTTTCATTTGTTCTATTTTTCTTTTTACTGGGTTTAATTTATATGTTAATTCTTTATTAAAATCTTTTCTGAAAGATTGTCTGTCATAAGATTGACCGTAATCATTAAACATTGAGTTATTGTCTTCTGCAACATCACCGAATACTTGTTCATATGTTTTATAATATTCATCTTGGTCTATCAATTCAACTTTAGTTACGTTTTGAAAGTTAACAGCAGGTTCTTTATAATTCCAATCACAATATTTAAGAATTTTCATCTTCATAGATTTTGTATTGAATTTGTCTTTGAATTTATATGGAACGTTTCTATAGATAGTTTCGTATGCATAAAAGAATTCTTGGTCATCTGGATCAATATATTCTCTTAAATAAACTACATTAAAAGTATAGTCAACGTCATTTAATTTTACTTGATTTGTTTTTTTCATAGTGTTTATTTTCATAGTATGTGTATACTATACAGGAGTTTTTCGGGAGAGTCAATAGTTAATTTACGTTGATTTTACTGGGTTTTTAGAGATATTTGTTCTTGTTTTGTTCTAATTCCACATTTCCTTGACCCATTTTTCGTCTGAATCGTGTGGTAAAGGTCTACCGTGAAATACTGCAACTTTAGCTTTTTCTTTCTTTTCAAACTTCCATTCTGACTTATGAAATCTAGGGTCTTTTCTACTATGCCATTTATAAGAATATGTCCATTCGTCTGGCATAACCTTTAAATGCTTACTATTTTTAACTAATTTGGACATTGCGTTTTGGTCACCTTGCAATTTCATTAAATTAGATTTATCTTCTAAAAACTTATTCCATACTAATTTAGTTGCAACTTCATTATTGAATTTCATTATACTTGAATTATACTCTTTCGTTGCTAGGTTGAAATCGTTTATTACACCAAATGTCATATCATCACCAAATGTCGCTAATTCATTGATGTTATCTAAAATCACTACATCTAAATCCATATATAAACAAGGACCTTTTAATTCTGACTCTTCTCTAAATAACTGCATTTTATTCCACCAACCGTCATAAGTTGAATCTCTAAACTTTCTAAATTCTATGTCACCTTTTAATATCTTTTGAGGTTTTACGTGGTCTGAAAAACATATAAACTTATGGGGTATGGTTAAATGTCTTTTAACCATATTGTATAGCACTTGTACATAATCTAGTGAATACTTTGTTCCATAATATACACAGCAAAAATTTATCATACACTATTCCAAGAAATCATTATCCTATCTCCTGGTCCTTTAAAAGGATAAACACAATGTAATAAAATAGAAGGCCAAACGAAGTAATCTCCATCTTTTGGACTCCAACTAAACACTTTATTATCTGATACCCAATTCATATTACCTTGTGGTTGTGTCAATTTAGGTACTTTTAAATAAAGACCACCAGATATACCATTTTTCACTTCCTGATGACCGTGGAGCATATGGAAATCTCCTTCTCGCATTAAACCTGCCCATACTTCTACTATTTTTCTATCTTTTGATTCATATTCATAAGTTATCTTATTAATTAAATCCCATACTTTTTCATTAAAAGGAACTCTTTTCATTTTTCCATTTTGAAGAGTTGTTTTTTGTATCTGTTCTAAAAAATCTCCTGTATCAGTTTCTTCTTCTAACAAAGCACAAATATAATCTGTTATAGGTACGTCTTTTATATTACCTCGTAACATAGCAATGCCTTCTTCTCCAAATGGTTTAATTATCATACGTTTTGTTCTTGTAATGTTCTATAAGCAGTTCCATCTGTAATTTCAGATATTGTAAATTGATTTTCTGCAATCATCTTTAACCATTCTGTTATAGTCTTTCGTCCTGGTCTCATTGGTTTGTTTATAAACTTTATATCTTTTGATGAAACAAATGACGCTACATTTCGTTGATGGCATATTACAGGTACTTGATTTAATATTGAATCAATAGCAGATAAACTCATATTGGTTACCAAACAATGAGCATTTTTTAAGTCTTCTTTAATATCTGTATTCCAAAACTCATTACCAGGTCTAGGTTTATTTCTAAATCTAACTGGTTTATCTGTATGTTCTGCTATCTGTTTTGTTGCTTGTTCAACCCATTGTGATTGGCTCATACCATTGATTTGGTACGTTACCGTTTCAGAAGAAGGTGCTACTAGTATATGAGTTGTTTCTCCAGTATTCCACCCTTTAAACTGTACATCAATCCCTTGATGCTCTAGTTTCTGTAATCTTGAACCAGGTCCAACTTTGCACCTAATCGTGTGTATATTACCTTTACATATTCTAAAATATGTCTTATCGTAATCGTGTATTTTAGGTTCTGGATATCTTGTAATTTGTTGTGTTAAATAACCAACATCTACGTACCACCATTCCTCACCACTCTCCATACATTTACGTATTTCTTTTCTATTCTGTCCAGCTAAACCCCAAAAAAAGTGAACAGGTTTATCTGTATCAGTCCAACCTTTTTCTATGGCAGGAAATAACTGTTTACTTAAACATTTATCCCAAGGTATATTATGCGTTATTATCATAAGTTTCAAATACTGTATTCAATGATTGGTTACATCTAACAAAACTTGCACATTTAGGAATATCTTTTAGTCGTCTTGCACCAATATAGGTACAACTTGACCTAACACCCCCTAATATATCTTCTATTGTTTCTTTAACAGCACCTCTATCAGGTAATATTACTGCTCGTCCTTCATTACCTCTATAACCGTCTTTTCGTTTTCCGTGTACTTCTCTTGCTCTATCAGAAGACATCCCATAAAACTCTCTTTTACCATCTTTACTTTCTACTTCACTTTCATTATGTCCTGCTAACATTCCACCTAACATCACAAAATGAGCACCACCACCAAATGCTTTCGCAATATCTCCTGGCATATTACAACCACCATCTGCAACTATATGACCACCAACACCATTAGCAGCGTCAGCACACTCTACTACTGCACTAAATTGAGGTACACCTACACCTGCCATTGTTCTTGTTGTACATACACTACCTGGTCCAATACCTACTTTAACTACGTCTGCACCTTGTATAATTAGTTCTTCGGTCATTTCAGCAGTTACTACATTACCTGCAATTATAGTTTTGTCTGGATACTCTTCTCTAACTGCACCAACAAAATCTGAAAAATTTGTATGGTAACCATTTGCAACATCTACTGTAATAAACTTAACATCTGGAAAACTCTTTAATACTTTTTGCATTGTAGTATAATCTTCAGCATTATCATCCCATAATTTACCTGTGCCTGTACATACTGATAGATACTTTAATTTAATACCTTCACCTACTGCTTTTCTCCATTGTTCTATCGTTGTTGTCTTTGTAATCGTGGTTAACATCTTATACTCTTGTATAACTTTCGCCATACTAAATGTTCCCACTCCATCCATATTACTTGCTATTATTGGACAACACTCATATGTTTCACCAGAATTTCTAAATGTAAATGACCTAGTCATTTCTACATCACGTCTTGATGATAATGTTGACCGTTTAGGTTTCAACAATACGTCTTTATAATCTAATTTTACTTCGTTATCTAATCTCATTGTACTTTTCTCCAAGCTGTTCCATTTTTTATTTCTGTCATAGTAAATTGATTTGCTAATAAACTATATATCCAGTTTAATCTAGCAGGTCTTATAGGTTGTTCTATTTTACTAAAATCGGTTAACCCCATTGGTACACCCATATTCATTTTATCACAAAATACAGGTACCCCATTTAAAATAGCGTCAACTACAACTGCTGAATTATGAGATACTATAGCATATGCACTTTGTACTTCTTCTCTTAAAGGTCTGCTACTCTTTTTATCTCTTACTTTAATAGGTCTATCTGTATATTGTTTTAAAGTCTTTATAGTATCATCAACCCAACTACCTATATTATGATACGCTATTTGAAAATGAGAAGGTGCTATAATTAAGATATAATTGCCATCACTTTTCCAGGGTTGTAATTTTATATACTGTTTATACTTTTTAATTCTTTCATTATCTTCATCTGTTAGTTCTTGTATAGTTTGTATATGATAATGATTTTTTGTTAATCTATATATTCTCTCACCAGTTACCTTTGATGGAGAGTGTCTATTACCATATAAGTAAGCGTGGTCAAAATAATAAAACTCTTTACTTTGTTTCAAAAGTTCGCCTGTGCCTCTTAATATTCCAAAACAAGTAATAGGTTTATCTATATCAACATCTTTAACATTATGTAATGTTCCTCCTGCACTTGAAACAAAATGTCTTACAATATCATCTGTTGCTGGTCTAGTTAATAATCCTTGTATCATTTAACCATATTTGTTTCAGTTGTTTCTTCCTTTAATTTTAACCATTCTTCTGCATAATCACAATTTAAATAATCTACAAACCAAGGTCCACCTTCTGTAAAATGGACGTTCTTAACATCATCTTTCTTTTGATATTCTCCACTTAACCAATTCCACTCTAAAGGTAGTTCACCAATCATATTATCATTTTCTAACCATTTAAATTGGTGTAGTTGTAATCCTGTTGCACTATTCACATAATCTGGTGTTAGTGCTGTACACTTATCACAATTCATCAACATAAAACTTGACCAATTTTTCTTTTCATACTTTGTTTGAGGTTGACCTAAAAACTTCTTTGTCTTTCTTGGTATATAATCGTGCTTACACACTTGTACAGCATATTTCTCATCCCTTAATCTCCATAACTCAGCAATATCTGTTAACATTAACTGGTCACAATCCATAAACAATGCCCACCCCTTATAATTCATAAGGTGAGGTACTATAAATCTACTAAAACTAAATTCAGTTGATTCTATATTACTACGTTCTCTAGTAAAATTATCTTTTATATTTTTTAAATATATTGGTGTAATAGATACAGGTCTGGTACTATGTTTTAATATACTATATGCAAGTACATTAAAAGCAACCTTCTCTTTACTATCATACCCAATAAAAATATTAATCATTACTATTTCGTTTTTATAGGCATTCTTATGTTTTTACGCAACGCTCTTACTAACTCACCTAACTTATCAATAATCGCTATCGCATCCTCATCCGTAATATAATGTCGTTGCTCTTTAAGTTCATCATATTCTCTTAAAGGAATCGTAACAGTTCTATTAAGTTGTGTTTCATTTTCATATGTCAAGTTATGAGCATTGTCTTGGTCATCTACGCCGTTTGTCATCTGTTTCTTCTCCATTCTGGACTATTTGCTTGTTTTTTTCTTTGTCCTTTTCTATGGTCTATATATGGGTTAATAAACGTATCTCTTGCCATTATATGTCCATTTCTACCATCCCCTAGTGGTTTTTCACTATACCTGGGATCGCTTTTAAACATTTGCCTAGTACCGTCCAATGTATGGCAATCTGTCCAAAAATTCTTTCCTAATTTGTTTATTGAATATACTTTATCTGTTACATACCAATTTTTATATGCTAAAAAAAATTCATTAGCTACAGGACTTGAAGTATTAAATGCAACAAAACCTGTTTCTGTATATTGTGATGGTCTATGATAAAATGATAAAAATGTCAACATTGGTAAACATTGCTGCCACCAAAGACGTGGTATTGTGTCCATAAACTTACAATCACTATCTACATAAAATATTTTATCTGCCCAAGCTCTTGCTGCCGATTGAGCAAATACTTTATAACTAAATCTTATCGCTTCTTCATAAAAATTATTTGCTACTCTATGTTTATTTCTTTGAATAAAATCTTTTAAATCTGGTTCAAAATCAAATATATTTTCATACTGTACGTTGTCTACTTTAGGATATAACTTTGGACTATCTTCAACAAAAACAAGCAGTCCTGGTTTTTGATTTGTTGCCTTGTATGAGTCAATTAATTGATGAGCATAATCATCATATAATCTTTTATTAAATGTTGTAACAAATAAGGAAGCGTTATTGCTTAAAGGAATGCTCATTATATACAATTCTCTGGAGCATCCCAAAGTCTTGGTACTCCTGATTGATGGTCACTACAAAATCTACCAACATCTGCGTCAACCATTTCTTTCATTAAACTCTCTACATTATGTTTATGTTCCCAACCTAATACTTCTCTTGCCTTACTAGCATCCCCTTGTAATACATCTACCTCAGCAGGTCTTAAATGTTTCTTATCAGTAGTAATAATTAACTGATTGCCGTCTGTAAAACATTGACCATCTTTCCAATAATGTTTTATATCTTTATAATCTAATGCCATATCTGCAAATTCTTTTACTGTATGAATTTCACCAGTTGCTAATACATAGTCATCTGGTTTATCGTGTTGTAGCATTTGCCACATACCTCTAACAAAATCTTCTGCGTGTCCCCAATCTCTTTTTGCATTTAAATTTCCTAAAACAATTGGTCTTCCTTCTTGCAACCAATGTGCTAAACCTTTTGATATCTTTCTAGTTACAAAGTCCTCACCTCTATGTGGACTTTCGTGATTAAATAAAAGACCACAACAAGCAAACATATCATACGCTTCTCTATAATTAATTGTTATATGATGAGCATATAGTTTTGCAACACCATATGGTGACCTCGGCCAGAATTTTGTTGTTTCTTTTTGTGGCGTTTCAAATACTTTTCCATACATTTCACTTGTACTTGCTTGATAGAATTTTATTTTAGGATTTACTTGTCTTATACTTTCTAGTATTCTCAAAGGACCCATTGCGTCTATTAGAGTAGCAAGTTCTGGTTGTTTAAATGATAACCATACAAATGATTGAGCAGCTAAATTATATACTTCGTCTGGTTGAGATTCCTCTATTGCTCTTCTTATATTCGCTTGGTCTATTACATCAAGTTCAACAAACTCTATTTGGTCTGTAATACCCATTTCATCTAGTCGCCAATGTTTTGGTGATGTACTTCGTCTTTGTCCACCAAATACTTTATAACCTTTTTCTAATAACAATTTAGCAAGATAAGCGCCGTCTTGTCCAGTTATACCTGTAATCAATGCTCTTTTCATTTTAAATCCTTTATTATATTGTACACTTCTTCAATGTTATCTCTTAAATCTCTTATATCATTTCCTATAAACAATCCATTATCGTGTATATAATCTGCATTTGGACAACTATTATTATAATAATCAAGATAATCTATTACAGGATTATTCATAAAATTACCTGCAACAATAGGTCTACACTCTACTCCGTTTTCTGTAAGTTTCTTAACAAGTTGGTCTCTTTTGCCTTCATATTCATCAACTAACAAAATGGAAAATCCAAACCAACTAGACTCTCCTATTTCTTTTTGTAATTGTACACCTGGCATTTCTTCAAACTTATGTTGAAAATAGTTTGCATTACGAATTCTTTGTGTTCTCATTTCTTGTTCTTTTTTAAGTTGTACACTTCCAATTGCACCACTCATTTCTAAAGGTCTTACACTATAACCTGGAGTTACAAACGTAAAACTATCTTTAAACTTATCACCTGTCTTTTTATAAATCTTATTATCGTCTGGTAAATCTCTACACCAACCGTGTGCTCTTAATGACCTTAAATAATCAGCGTCATCTTTATCTCTACAAGCAATCATTCCACCTTCCATTGTTTGTAAATGGTGTGAAAAGAAAAATGAAAAACTACCTAACTGACCAAACGTACCACAAAACTCATAATTATATGTCTTTGCACCTAAACTTTCACAATTGTCCTCTAATAATATTAAATCGTGTTCTCTAGCAATATGATATAATGAATAATGGTCACAGGAGTTACCTAAAAGATTAACTGCAAATATAGCGCAAGTATCATCATTAACTGCTTCTTTAACTTTATTAGGGTCTATATTTAAAGTTTCTCTATCTACATCTACAAAATTTAATTTGAAACCGTATTGTTGTAATGGAAAGAAAGTTGTTGACCAAGAAACGGCAGGCACAATTATATTACCACCTCTTTTATATTTTAATTTTAATAATGCAATCATTAATAGATTGGCAGTTGAACCACTATTAACCATAACTGCGTCTGCACATCTAAAATATTTGGCAAACTCTTGCTCAAACTTCTTGACGTGTGGACCCATTGTATATCGCCCACTTTTTATGACTTCTTGTATTGCGTATAATTCTTTATGATCCCAAGTATCACAAGCTAATGGATATTTCATAATTTTCCTATATATTCATTTTAAAAACTTTATACCAAACCGCAAATGCTAGTATAGTAAACAGTTCTTTTTGTGAGCGTTGACCAATATTAGGTAATATAGTATCTTCACCTTTTTTATTTAACCCTTTTTGCCAACTTTCTCTTTTATTACACATATATTTATCATCTATATCAGCAGTGGTATATTCAAATATACTTTGCATTTCTTTATTTGATAGTACAGTTCTAATATAATCTTTTAATACGTTATTATCGTCAGCTGGTTTAGTAAGTCTACCTACAATAAGTTCATCTGTAGGAAATCTCCAACCAGTCTTATCTCTTTCTAATATTTCTAATGGTAATCTTTTATAATATGCTGTTTTTAATAATGGTTTATTATAATATGCCCAATTATCTTCCATAAAATTCTTGTTGATTTTGTGTTCACTAGGGATACCTCGTATATAATCTCTAAAAGTTTTATTCATAAAAGGAAATCTTCCTTCTAAACTAAATCTCATACCTAACTTATCATTTCTCATTAAA